TACAGAGCCATTATCACTAGCCGGATAACGAGCAATCCAGCAATCGTACTTTTTCAGGGTGTCTGACAGAACGTTATTGTACCAATCAAGATTGCAGTAGATACCGACCTTATAACCGGCTTTTTTGATTCTGGTCAGAAATGCTACTGCAATGTTCTCAATCGCCTGTTTTCCAAGGTTTCTCTGCTGACTCCATTCAAGGTCGTAGAAGATTGGAAAGTCCATTCCGCGTCCGCCAAGAACAGAAATTACGCTCTCAGCTTCATCAATTGCCTGTGCCGGTGTCAGAGCGTAACTGTATTTATATCCGCCGACAAGGATTCCATTTGACTTGCATCCTTTGTAGTTATGTTCAAAAGAGGAATCAGTTCCAGATTTTTGATGGATTCTCAATATTGCAAACTTAATTTCAGAATTCGATACTTTCGCCCAGTCTGGCTTACTCTGATAAGATGATACGTCAATTCCTTTAATTTCCATATTTTCTCCCTTGCACGTATTTTATTTCACTATTCCTGGTTTTGATTCTGTTACTGTCCCGTCCTCATTCAGTACATAGCCATCCTTTTGAAGTCTTTCAATTACCTTCTTATTCCACAGTTCAGGAACATCTGTCCATTTTTTCAGCCCATTGATTATTCGCTCTTCAAAAAAATTAACCATTATTTTCACCTCCGATTGTCGAAACTAAAGTAGCCAGTTCATCCAAAGCCGAATCATGCGTTGATACAAGTTCAGCTAGGCCGTCAATACCATCACCATTAATCAGAATTTTACGCTCAGATTCCGCATTAAGCATCTGTATCACAACGTCTAACTTCTCAGACATCTCATTCAGTCTGTTTGAAACTCTGTTAATTGCTTTGTAGATATTTGCAATTTCTTTTTTATCCATATGCACCTCCTGTTCTTAGCTATTCAGCTATATTCATTAATTTGCTAGGATTTTAGATACATAAGCAGGGGATAATGCCATAAGTGTTGCTGACGTCGCTGTAGTACGAATTCCCGCTTACGTTCACATGACAGAATTTGTTTCCGCTGCTGGAGTAAGGCGAACGTCCCCAATAGTAGCCAGATACGTGATCACTGTCAGAACGCGGTTTCTTATATCTATTAGCAGTCGCATTCTTAAAATACTGATACTGATTTCCTTCGCCTGCGTAAGAATACGTTGTACTACCAAAAATTTCAATTTCAGACAGTAAAAACGCATAGTCATTTGAGATTTTAATCGTACTGCTTCGACTTCCTGCAGATGTCAACTTCTTGACCTGCTTCATCATATTTTGAATATAAGTAGGCAAACATTTCTTGTACACATTATTGCACCACGTACGTCTTACACAGCCTTCCCAACCACCACTATTTGTACTTGAACCGTTTATATAACCACATTCATGTGATTCATTATAGGAGGTGTTATATTCTGTCGTAGTGTCTAAATACAACATACGTTCTGTCTGAATTGTAATAGCGGCTTTAGTCTTGCCATTGATAGCAGTCACTAAGTCATCATGTTCGATTCCGATAATTACATAGGCATAATCATTCGCTCTGTGTGACTCACTTACGCCAGTTGCATCCATGGCATTGTGATGGATGGTTCTCTTGTCGCCGACCGCCCAATAGTCGCTAATGTTGATTTTGCCTGCGTAGTGCGCTTCAATCATCTTTTCAATCTCTGCGTCTGTTCCGTCGGCAAATGCGACAATCTTCAAATCCTCTTTTGGTTCGCCGAGAAGTCTGTTTCCTGCATCGTAGTTGTATACACCATCTGTAGAATATGGAAACAGTGTAAAGTAATATTGTTTGCCGTTTGTCAGCCCTGTGACTGTATAGCCTGTGGTTTTGTATTTATCTCGAATTGTATTATCAACCACAAGCGTTCCGTCATCTGGATTTGCAGGATAGCCCGTTTCTTTCATTACAAGTTTTGTGCCAGCCCATGTTGAGAATGTTGAACCACTGATTACCGTGTTTTCAGGGTCTTGCCATTTAATTGTGACAGATGCGTTTAAATTCTCAATTGTTGGGTTGTTTACGGGCTTGGGAGTAACGGTTGCGCCACCGCCTTTTGCGTGGAGTGTTCCATCTTCATCTATGAATGTTGTCTTGCCGTCAGGCTTAACCTTACCAAGAGTTTCGATTGTAGCAATCGGGACAGTCGCATCACTCCCCTTGTCTCCTTTTGGCCCTTTGATATTTACTGTTTCGGGATTAGCAATTCCATCTGTGTTGCTCCAGCTTATGTTTCCATCAGTGTCTACACTTGGAACGAATGTAGTGCCCTTTTCTCCTTGTGGGCCAGTATCTCCTTTTGCGCCCGTATCGCCTTGCGGCCCGGTAATATTTACTGCCTGGGGGTTTTCAAGTCCTCCGTCATTACTCCAACTTATGTTTCCTTCGCTGTCTACAACAGGAGTGAATGTGATTCCTCGCGCACCAGTATCTCCTTGCTCGCCTTTTGGACCAACCGAGCCTTGCTCGCCTTGTGGCCCAGTATCGCCTTTTGGACCCTGTACTCCCTGCTCTCCTTTTTCTCCGGGGTCTCCTTTTACACCCTGCGGCCCTGGGTCGCCCTTTGGGCCTTGCGGACCAACTGGCCCCTGCGGCCCCTGAATCTTGCCAGCATTGTTCCAATTCGTGCCGTCGAAAACCCACATTTCTCCGTCTATTAAATATGCATCGTTCTTCTCTGCACTCAGGGGGAGGTCTGCCTCAGATTCTTTTGTGCCAAGGACATTAAGAGACGTTCCGTCGTTTCCTTGCTCGCCTTTTTCTCCTCGCGGGCCTTGCGGACCAACTGGCCCCTGCGGACCAACATCTCCTTTTTCACCTTTTGGGCCTTGCACTCCTTGAGGTCCCATAATATTCCCAACATTTTCACTATCACCATCTGAAAATGTTATTGTCAAATTTCCATCTGTGTCAATACTGACTGCTGTGATAGAGACGCCCCTCAGTGATTCTTTCTGCTCAGGAGTCAACGATTCAAATGTTACGGTACCATCCACGCCCTTTTCTCCCGGATCGCCTTTATCTCCTTTTTCACCTTTGGGACCCTGTGGACCAACAAATTCTCCAGCATTGACCATCTCTGAGATATCCTCGATAGAGCACAACCGCCTTACGTCATTAGCCGCAAAAGCAATGTATAATGCCTTACCAGATGGAACGGAAGGGTCATTGCCAAGAATCGCAACGGGTTCTCCGGGACGAATTTTCGATGTATCAAAATCGGCGTACATACCGCGCCGGAATTGTATTGTATATGTATCGGCCATATTAGACTCACCTCCTTATGAAAGGAAATTATTTTTTATGTAATCCTTTACGGAATCAAGATTTTTTTGCACATTGTCATCCATTACAAGGAAATTGCCCTTATTGTTCTGGCTGATGATACTTCCTGTGTTTTCGTCTACTTCCGAATAAGTGTAAGCAATGCGACTTCCTTCTCCAGTGCTAAGATTCATAAAACTTGTTAAAATCTTCTTCATGATATTACCTCCATCTGATTGATAATGCTTGATCTGTCGTTAATAAGCTCTGATTCATAATCTGGTTCCGGGACCTCTGTTTCTTCTGACTCATAATCTGGTTCCGGGATTTCTATATCTCTTGCGTCTGTATAAGCTGTATCTCCCGGGTCAGTAAATCGCATATGTTCATATTCAATTTGTCTTGCTTTGATTTCGAACGAAAATTTAAGTCCCGGAGTTCCTTTTACAACAAAATAATTTTGCTCTTTCTCAGCTACCCAGCAGCCACCCTCTCCTTCTCTTTGCAAGAACACATAATATTTAATGCCGACATTTGCAGATTCCTGAAAGATATCATCTATGTCAATCATACAAGTCCCGTCATCCGATATTACAGACTCACCGATATCTCCAAAGAATGGGGTTGACATTTCATAGCAGTAAAAGAGCTGTTCATCATAGTCTACCGTCGAAACTGATCTTGATTTTGTCCCGCTTACTTTCAACTTCCCTCTGATAGAAGCATCTGCAAGGTCTGTCCCCGTACCTGCACTGTAGAAATGACCACTGGCTTCTACGTGCGTACCTACTTCAACTTTTTTTGATGTCGAAACGCTGCCCGCCGAAACACTAGCATCAACCGAAACTGAGCTTGCGTGTACGGTTCCTGTATAAAGATTGATTCCTCTAATTCGTGTTCCATACAGTGTCCCGTACCCCGGTACATATACTCCTGTATTCGTCTCTGAATAGATCTCTCCAGTTGAAGCATCTAGCGTTACTTCTCCATACGTGCCACTTGCTGAAAGCTTTTTAATTCCAACTTTCCATCCTGCTAATTCACCTGTGTTAATATAATCGGCATTCATGTACACATTGCCATTTGATAGATACAGACCTTTATTGTTGCTGTTATCGCTTAGCACATTAATAATCTCTTGTTTAGACATTTTTCCTATGTCGAGGTTGCTAAGTGCATTGTCTGTATAGCGATTCGCATTCGATAATGCTGTCGAAGCTTTATTTTCAGCAACACTATATATTGTGTCGCCGTTTGCTAACACGAATGTATTAGGTCTGAGCGTAACATTTCCGTAGTTATCAATCGCAAATGTTGATACTCCAGAACTGTTTGTAACGTTGATGTTCTTCAGATTAATCAAATCAGCTGAAATCTGTCCGGATTTAATATAGGAAGCATTTATATACAGATGTCCGTTCTGCATATAAATTCCCTCTTGCTTACCGTTATCCGTTAAAGCGTTAAAAACTCTTTCAAAATTGACGATTTTTTCAGCATCCAGTTCCCGCCAAGTGCCATCAGTCCCAGAAAACATATATACCTGACTTGTAGAGAAGTTCATGAAGATCGAGCCGTCATGCTTTTTATATTCTTCACTTTTCCACTCAGATGCCGGATAATTCTGCAATGTTGGTGTATACGTGCCATAATAGTTCGGGATAGTCACATTACGAACTGACCCATCCACAACGTCTTTGGCGATCTGTTCAATAGTTCTGCTTTTCAGCGTAAAGTTTTCAACCTCTAATGTGACAGCACCTGTGTCGGCATCTATTCTTAATGTCGTATTCCCATTATTGTCTTTTGCTGTAAAACCTCTCGTGTTAATCCATTCTGATTGAATACCGATGGCATAGAGAATATTCAGAACGGCATCTCCATTACTATCAAAGCCGGCTTTCCATGTCTGACCGCCGTCTACTGACAAGAAGAATCCATCAGCACTTGTTTTATAAATTACTTTAGAATCAGCAAGTGTAGGCTTATCATGCCGGTACGTAATTACGGAACCATCTTCTTGTGCTTCCTCTGTATAGAAGAAACCCAGCGTGTTCGCTGCAAGTTCATTCATCTGTTTGAGCTTTACGTCATATGCAGATAGCTTTTTCTCTGTGTCTTTTTTTGCTTGTTCTACCACTGCCTGCTGTCCACCAATAAACTCGCTTGCATCTTCTTCAGCACTCTTTGCGCTACAGCTCCATGATGTTGAGCCACCAAACACAAATTCTACATTAGTTGCAAATGATCTAAAAACACGATTCTTTGTGTCAATAAATTCGACTGGATCGCCGAAAGTGGCGTATCCGTTGGCAATTCCGTCACATGAGAAAGGACGCATTCGCAAACCGATTAATTGATTTCCAATGGCTTCGACTCCCGCCTGTGCATTTCCTGACAATAGCTGATTATCAATAGTAATTACATAGCCGTCCTGACCCGACATATATTCTGTCTCGTCTTCTACGTATTTGACGCCTGTTACAATAACATCGTCTACGTCATATTGTAGATTCTGAATTGAAAATAACGCGTGATAGTCGTTATTGCTTAACGTACCACCATCAACCACAGCGCCTGTTGTCCATGGATTAAGCGCGCCACCATCCAGATCATCGCCATTTGTCCAGTTCTTTACTGTTCCACCATCGTAAATAGTCGTATTGGTAAATGTCTTATCAAACGTAATAATCCTGAGTAAGTCATTTTCATCAATTCTTGCATTTCCACCGGCTATCCCGGCACACATTCCGATTACTGTGCGATATGTCGCATTAGATGGCGCTTGCTGAATCTGAAAGTCCGCATTTGGAAATGTGGCATCTCCAAGAGTGATCCCGCACTGCTGACAGCATTCTGAGAGCAGTTCTTTAACTGTACAAGGAAAAGACAAATTTGAATTATATGCCTTATCAGCATTATGCATTTTATCTAAGAGAGAAAGACTTATTTCGCTTGCTGTTGCAGGCTTTTTCGATACAATATGAGTACCTCTTTTAATAGTTTCTATCCTGTCGGATAACTGCACATTGAGAAAGATAACAAACCTTGCGGCGTTAAAATTATATCCGTCAAAGCGCCCATCATCATTTACCAATGATAAGCTTGCCGTTTTTGCGATTGCCACACCCACCGGAAAGTCCCCAGAGTCTGCTGAATCTACAAGACTATTTCCAGACAGATAAAAGTCTTTTTTACCTAACTTAAGAGTTGTACCATTTGACAATGTAACATTTGCTGTCACGTAATAATTTCTGTTTGTAAGAGATTCTTTCTTCAACTGAGTAGATACATTTATCAAATCGGCTCAATCCTCCTTACATTGATAGACAAATCTGTCCACTTTTCTTCCCCATCTTTCAGAGTTTGCGCAGCCATGTTAAAATTTGATGCGTAGAATGTTCTGTCTATCCATCTTCCCGGAATAGTTGGGTCTTTGTGGTGGAATGTGAATTTACTTTTGTTAAGCACAGTATTTAGTATGGTTGCTATTTCAGTCCACGTAAGTTCACCCCATTGCATATCATACCCGCCAATTGTTCCCATTGGTGTATTGTGCATAATCAAATCCTGACTTCTTTTAGAGTCTTCCGTAGAAGTGGTTGCGAACACCGGCTTGTAACTGTCCGGTGCTCTTATAACAACATTGTCTATTTTGAATTGTTCCTGTGCCATATTTTTCTCCTTATGCTAACTCAAATGGGTTCTTTCCGTTTCGATTTCTTCTCATTTCAGCTTCGCTGATAATAATATCTAACAATTTTCTGCCAGATGCATTGACTGTAACATTGTAGGTATTTCCGTCTCCCTGTCCTTTTCCTGATTCTTCCCGGACGATCTGACGTAACAGACTTTCCGGTGCTTCCAGGTTATTGCCTTTCTTCTGGTCACCTAATACCGCAAGGAATTCTGACCTTGGTGGAATAACTGCACCACTGGCCAGATATGGGATAGTTCCGATACGTGGAAATGTTGCATGAAATCCGATAGTCTTTGAGCCAAACGGTGTTGGAACAGTCCAAGGTCCAAAGGAAAATGCAGATTCAATTCCACCAATTGCATTATTAATCATCCCAACTGCATTATTAACAATGCTGATTGCCTGATTAATCGGAGCTTTAATAAAATCCACAATGCCTTCAAATGCAGATCTGACTGCATCTCTGGCGGCATTAAACTTATTGATGATAGCATTTTTTATCGCTTCTACTTTATTAGAAACAAATGTAGTTACATTTTCCCATACTTGGGATGTTTTATTCTTTACGCTATCCCATACGCTCGCAACTTTTGTTTTAATTGCATTAAATACTGTGCTGGCTGTGGATTTAAGAGAGCTCCAAAGGCCAGAAAGTGTCTTTTTGATTGCGTTCCAGATTGTTGAAGTCAATGCTTTAATCGCATTCCAAGCAGTACTGATGATGCTCTTTATTATACTCAACGCACCTTTTGTTACGGTTTTAATTATCTCCCACGCACCTGACACAACATCTTTGATAAAACTCCATGCTCCATCCGCAATCTCTTTTATTCCCTGCCAAGCCAGTTCCCAGTCTCCTGTGAAAACGCCGACAAGAAAATCAATGATTCCGCTCAGTGTATCTGCTACATCACCAATTATTTTAATTAATGATTTCATAACTTTTATTGCTACGGTGCCTACAACGTTAATTATTTCTGCCACGACCGGAAGCAAATTCGCGATTATCCAGTTAATCAAAGGCACTAATACCGACTCCCACAGAAGTTTCAGAGAATCAATGAGTTTTCCGAGGAATGTTTCTATCTTTAAAATCGCATCCCCTAATGGTCCCTCTAATAGCCCTTTGAACTGTTCTGCCAGTCCTTGCAAAACTGGAAGAACATAGGTGTTGTATCCAGTTATCAGAGTCTCAAATATGCTTGATAATCCATTCGCTATAGAATCAAAGAACGGCTTTACGTGTTCATCGTATAACCTCGATATTGCGTCACTAAGGTTTTGAACAACTGTTAAGACCCCACTTGTTACAGTTTCTATTACTCCGAGGCTACCCTCGATTGCGGACTTTAAAATGTCCTTGTTGTCGATAAAAGGCTGCGCAATCATGTTAAGGATATCTCTGCCAAGTTTTGCAGCCGTTTCTGTAAGAACCATTCCGATTTCAGCAAAGATTCCGATTAAATCCGCAGTAATCTGCTGTGCGGTTTCTCCACCAAAAACTGAGAAAACATCCGCGAAGGCGACTGCAAGATTCCCTGCGATTTGCGAAATTTCAGAGCCGATATTGAACATATCTATCAGATAGTTCTTTATTCTTTGCGTGTTTCGCTTTAAAAACTTTTCGATTCCGCCTATAATGTTTTGCGCAATTGTCAATCCGATTCTGGCAAATGAGCCAGCAACTTGCCCAATTGCATATGCAAATGAATCTAAAAAATTATTTGCTGCTTTGGTAACTTTTGGGTCAGTGAAGATATCCTTTAAGGATTTCCATATAGAATCAAGGTCCTTTTTTATTCCTTCAAAAATCGGCTCGTAGTCTCCTAACCCATCCCAGAATCCTTTTGCGATTAACTTAGCCAGCTGTTTAAACCTGTCGATTATCTTCTCTAACGGCTTTGACATCTTATCAAGAACTGTCTCACCCTCTGCTACTTTTCCATAATCAACGTTTTGCACAGCATCTTTCATTTTGTCCGCAAGTCCGCCGGTTGCGCCCGGTGCACCCGGTACTTTTGATGACGAATCCACACTTTTATCAGTTGAGTAATTATTTATTTCGTCAAGAGGGCTAAGATATCCTTTTGCCGCCTTAGTAGCTTTCTTAGTTGCATCTGCTGTATCATTTGTCGCATCTGCCAGTTTCTCGGCGTTGTCGGCGGCATCTCCATATTGGTCTGCCGTATCAGCCATCGGGTCTGTTCCGACAAGACCTGCGCCACTTGCACCTGTCTGGCCAGAAGATTTCTTACCAGTGATTAACTCCGTAAATGACTTAAATGCGTTTGCCAATGTTGCCAATTTTCCAAGAAGAGTGTTAATAACTTTCAGGACAGGAGTGAAGAGATTGATTAATCCCTGTCCAACTGTTGCCTTGAGAGATTGCAGCTGTAACTGCATCACTCGTACCTGGTTTGCCCAGCTGCCAGATGTTCGGATAAAGTCACCAGATGCGGCAGACAACTGTTTCTGTACAAAAGCCAAGCGTAGAGCTACTTTCTCCTGTTCAGTCATGGCGGATGTGGTTTTACCATAGCCATTTGCCAGCGCGAACTGGTCAAGCGCCGACTGGGTCATTACCACACCGAGGTCCTTGAGTGTTTCCGTTTCACCTGTAAACACTGATTTCAGTTTGATATAGGCTAAGTCCTGACTGATGTTGTAAAATGATGCTACGTCACCAGTCAGCTGTGTCAGAGCTGTTGACATGTCGTAAGCCTGTGCTTCGGAGAAACCGAACGACTTAGACATTGCTCCGAACGTTCCAACATACCTTTTTGCCATTGTCTCTGACAGTCCGGCAGAGGTCATGGCATTCTTTGCAAATTCATTGACCTTATCAGACATGGTTGTAAATGTAACATCAACCACGTTCTGGACTTCTGTCAGATTAGAACCAAGTTCTACGCACTCTTTCCCAAACTGGGCCAGTTTCCCAATTGCGAATGCTCCGCCAATCAGTATGCCTATTTTTTTTACTACGCTGCCAAGTCCGTTAAAAGACTGCCTGATTGCTGATACGCCGTTTTGCACACCTGATGTGTCCATCCTAGTATCAATAATGACTGAGCCATCAGCAGCCATGTATCCACCTCCTAACTATTTGAGGTTCAACATCTCATTCAGCTTATCTTTATAAGCTTGCTCCTCGTCGCTGAGACGTGTTTTTATGTCAATAATATTCTTATTTTCCTGATAGAATTTCTTTTCCCATTTATCGAGTTTTTCACCCTTTGCCTTTTTTGACCGGATTCCAACAACCGTGTTGAACAGACACTCTCCAGACTCCATAAAATATCCGAAGAACGTCCACCAGTGCATATAAGGTACTGTTCTGATTTCTTTACCGGCAACCTTGTTTACCGCCGGAACAATCATATCTCCATCCTGCTCCCAGTCCATCAAACGGGGTTTAGGCTTATTCGGACTATCGTCAGTTTGTCCACAGTCAATAAACTCGCAAGCTTTCTGACAAGCTTCCGTAAGATGTTCTGGGGGTATGCTTTGCCAATCCTCGAATAGAATCTGCAACATAACAACAGCTTTCGCTTGCTCGTCCAGTTCTGGGTCATTCATGGCTATGAGAATATCAATAATCGCTCGAAAATCTGTCCTGATAGAAAAATCCACCCCACTGATATCGAGTGAGGTGGGCAACTCATAGGCGGTCATTTTGTATATTTCTCCGTGTACTTATTGACCGCTTCCTGCATTTTTTTCTTTCTCTTTTCGATTTCCGGGCCAAGTGCTTCATTGATTTTGTCCAGAACGATATAGGCAAACACCTGACCATTTCCAAAAACAGTTGTTGCGGTAATTGGTTCTTTGAATAAATCCTTAGACGCTTCATATCCGAGCATATAATTGATTTTATCTTCAATCTGCTTATTAATCTCCGCCATCTCTTTGTTGGAAGAAACATTTTTAACAGATTCCTGAGCCTGCTCAAAGAAAGTTTCCAATTCTTCCGCTCTTGCTGCAACGTTAATATCAGTAGGGTTCAGTTTGAATGAAGAAAACACTTCACCCTGTTTGTTCGTGAATGTGAAAAGAAGAAATCCATCATCAATGTTTGTGTTAATTGTTTTTGCCATTTTCTATACCCTCCTAGTAATCATTCGCTGTCAGCTGTGAATGTGCCGGAACTGATATCAAACTTTCCTTTTACACGTTCGCCGGTATAATTGACGGTAAATGGAATCTGATATCCAGATGTGTCACCGCCGTAGGAAGTCGGCACAACGTAACAGTCCTGCTGATATGCTTCATATTTCCCTGCTGTGGCTTCTGTCCAGAGATGAACCTCAACTGCTTTTGTTTTGAGGTTGTCGTCTTTGAGACGTCCATCTACGATCTTCTGTAATGCTGTGAACAGATTAGAGGTAGTGTCTGCATAGAACGGATCAGCATCAGAAGAAACTTCGTAGCCGTTATGTTTAAATGTGGATTCTCCAAGAATGTTTTTAGATGTTTCGGTGTCTGGATTGAGTTCTACATTGTACTCTTCCAGATCTTTCCCAAGACGCTCATATTTCGGCGTCAGCCCCCCACAGAGAGAACCTGCGTCGATGTAATGAGCCATATATTTACGGTCAATTTTGCCTGTAACTGCCATAGAAATGTCCTTTCTGCCTATAACTTTTAAAAGGCTGTGTAGGTTAGCGACTATCTCCTATTGATAGCCGGTTGTTACTTGTTATATTACTTCATAAGTGTTTTCGTAGCGTACTGACAATGGCAATAACCAATCCTGTACGCCACTCTCCTGTGGCTCTAAACCATAGGAGTTATCGCGAGCAATGCGTTTTATCACTCGTCCCTGTGAAAGCTCTGGGAACGCATTTAAACGCGTCTCAGAGCCGTTTATGACAACTGGTTCCCGGCATATCCATTTACCGAGATTATCCAAAAATTTCTGAACAGATAGTTTCTGTCTCTCCTTGTCAGATGCCGTTCGGTATACCACATAAAACGGATACTGGCATATCTGGTGCATCACACCACAGACATCTTCTTTTTCTGAATAGATTAAAGCTCCATTATCTGCTGAGAACGCAATACCTGATTCCTTTCCGAGTTCTTCAAATTTGATTGTTTCATTTTCGTACAGTCCCGGATACTGGTTCAGAAGTGCTTTCATGGCATCTGTCAGAATCTCATATCCAGTTGCATCTTTTCCGATAGGTTTATCTGCCATGTCTGCCACCTCCTGCCTGTGCTTTTACTTTGCGAATCCATGTACTGCCGTATTGTCGTTTAGCGGCATCAAACCATTCAGCTTGTGCCTGTGGGTGAGCCTGTTTGGTGTATTCAAGATTCTCCTTTGCGGCTGTCCGACCAGAAAACTGACTAACGAGAACTTTCTTTGCTCCACGTCTTGCGTAGGGACTTCCAGTTGCTTCATCAACCATTCCTTTCCCCTCGTACAGAAAACGTCCATAAGGAGCCGCCGCCGCGCATACTTTCCCAGTTCCTTGCAAAGATGTACTCTCAACTCTTGTCCGATTGATAAAATTTCCGGTAATCATTGGCATAAATGGAACCATGCTGTCCATAACCATTCCGTCAAGGAGATACTGGGCTTCTTGATACTGTCTGGAAAACCTGTCCATATTCAGCTTGATTTTCATATCTCCATCGACTATGGAGAATCCTTTGAAATGATGAATCTTACTCATATTACTTACCCAGAATCTCAAAATGTGGAATCAGCGTATACGGACCGCCTACACTGGTAATCTTAAACACGTTGTCCTTGTTCTCATTCATGTACTGGTAGAATCCATTCCGATAATCACCATCAGATACCGTTCCACCAGTCCACTCACCCTCCCAGAAGAACGACTCGTCCGAGAATGTAATAGTATCCTCCAGAGCGTTGTTAATCTGCCTTTTCCACTCCTTATGCGGCACCCATGGAAGAATTTTACCGTCTTTGTCAGTAATGGTTATATCGCCGTTCTGGACAGTATATCGAACGTGTAACTGTGCGTTGTCAGTTGTGTCTGGTCCGTACTTTTTAAGGATTGCTCCCTTGTCCGTAATGAGGTCAACGCCGGATAAAACATGAGGATACCAGTACGCATCTTCTGTCGTGGCACTTTCGTAATAGTTAAAAAGTGTAATTTTAGATGAATACATGATACCCTCCTATCCTTCACATATTGCTTTTGAAAATCTATCAGAGAATGATTTTATTCGGACAATATTGCCTTTGCACTCTTCCAGCATTTTCCCGTAAAAGATAATGCTTTCTGGGTGTAATCGTTCAATCATGGCATTGTAACCAGAAAGAAACAGTTCTTTCTTTTTCTTTCCGTTCATGCAACCAACAGAAGATACTGCAACTGTTCCGCCCTCTGGCTCACCATCGAAACACCAATCGTAAGAATCCGGCGTGCTCCATGAGATTGTTGGAATCACGCGGCAACCATATTCTTGCAGATATGCACCTATCCAGTGTTTGCGGTAATGGTTGTATATCTGGATAGCTTTCGGAAAATCGGTGTAAGTGCTGAAATCTGGTGTTAGAATGTACCGGAATTTACTCAGCTTGTCCACGTACCTGTCTGGATTTCTCCATAGTGCGTCAAATTGGTAATCGTCTAAAAAGAAATGAACAGCTTTCTCTTCTGGATTACTGCATTTTCCTCTGGCGTAATTAAAACCAACAAATTCGCAGTTACCCTCGAACGATTCCGGTTCTATCTGTGGTATGCCGTATTCGCCAACGCCGGGGAATATACGGCGGTTCAGATTTTCATAAGCTATACTTGTCTCTCGGTTTGCCATAGATTACTTCTTTCCACTTCCAAAGAACCACGAATCAAAGTTTTTCATTCTGCGCTTTCTAGCTCTGTCATAAGTGGTGGTAGTACGGCTTGTATCGTGCAAAGCACTTGTATCGCCTTTTTCAGAAGCCTTTGAAAATTTGTGCATTTCATCTCTCATGGCTGTACTGGCATTGACTAATTTTCGATGCTCTATAGCAAGCCTTTGATTTTTAAATAACGCCTCTGCACTTCCAAGTTTTGCGATTTTCCTTTTACTCTCGCTCAATCTGTCATTTATATAATTCATTGTCTTTACTGCTTCACTCTTTGTCTTGATTGACTTAAAGTAGCTAGTGTTTTCTGAATTAATGACCTTCTCAAGTTTACTGTCTTTCTTAACAGTTCCACTCCCTCTTAAAGCGTCGCTTTTCTTTGAAGAATTAAAGTACACCTTCGCAATAAGCTTAGAAACTGGCTTCTCGTTGTTTAATCCACTACTTCCACCACGTCCGCCCATAAAATCACTCTTTCTGCACTGTCTGCTTAATAACCTGATTTACGCCAGTTGCTGACAATCCGTTAAACATACCGACTGCAACTGCTGTGATATAATCCGTTGCCGGGAAATCCGGGATAACTCCCATTCCGACTGCTCCGAGAATTCCACCAATAACCGCCATGATTACTGGAATCCATTCGTCAGAGATTCTCTTTGATGCTTTGCAGCCCATTCCTACAATGTAGCAGATCATAACGATTGCTATACATGAGCCTAATGTTGAAATGTCCATATAATCACACTCCTGCATATAATACTGGTATTCCATTATCCGTCCTTACTCCCATCAGAAGTGGTAAAGCTGTCTTTAAGAGCAAGTCGTTCGTTTTTTGTGCATCTCCGGCGACGGCATACACTGCACTCCACTCTTTTGCACTCGCTCCAATCTGCTGAGGTGTTGCGTAAGAGATGGATTCACTGCCGGATGATACAGATGTTACAATGCCTGTTGAGATGTTCCCGACATTTATGTCGGTTACATTTGCCGATGCCTGATTGATTGCATTCTTTTCAGCAAGCTCAATCTGATACATTAATTCAGCCAATGAACAGACTGCCTTCTTAATACGCTTCTGTGAGCGTTCATTTGTCGGCAGTCCATCCACCAACCTGTCAAATGTCATTGCGTCTATAAAATCACTGGCTTTTTCTGCCATTCGCGGAAAGTCGACTTCTGACACGACATTACCGAATGATTCTGTATAGAATTTATAATCTGCATAAGCCATGCCAGTTACCTCCTGCGTTTATGATTTTGCTGTTACGCTTGTACTTCCGGCATTCAGTGCTTTGTATGTTCCGTCACACTCAACTACTGTAATCTTCTGTCCGGTTGCTGCTTTAACATCAGCTTTTCCGTCCCAAGAAGTCCAGTTTCTGAGATTCTGTCCATATCCGACAGTTACTGCGTCTGCCGCAACTTTGTATTTGTATACGTTGTTGGAGTTTTCCTTAGCCGGATTTACAGTGATTTTTGTATCACCAGTTGCTGTTCCTGTCGCAGATGTTACTGTCAGAGTACCAAGTGTTGGTGTCTCATCAATGGTGATTACTGCGATTGCGTCAATGTACTCCGCAAAAAGAGTAAGTCCCATAACTGCGAACGCTTCGGACACTGCGGTGTGGTAGTTGCCCTGAGTGTGGAATCCGATCAGGTTTGTCTCGCCAGATACGGTATACACCAGACCTGCTCTTGCAAAGTCAGATTCGTTCGGGTCAACATAGTAAAGTACGATGTTCTCGACAGGGGTAGCAATAACCTGTCCTCTCGGGATTTCGCTGTCGGATAACAGGAAGATAGTATTGAATCCCATGAAATCTTTCATGTACTGGAAGCCGAACTGGTTCTGAATAGTGATCTCAGCCGCTCCAAGATATTCATATACGTCCAGAATGTTCACAAATCCAACAACGCCAGTCACATTTCTGTGCATCTGCTTGAATTTGTTCTCAACACGACCCTTAGCCATTGCCAGAGCCATCTGGAATGTTGTTTCTGTGGAAGTAAGTGTACCGGTTTTCAGATAGTCATAGAATCTGCCGGTAACATCAGTCTGAAGCTGGAAAAGGAATTCATCATCGGTCATCTGAACAGCGTTCTCGTAACCGTGATCCTTAATCGCTTCGATAGATACAGCCTTTGCGTACTTCTCGATAGTCATTTCCGCATAGGGTTTTTCTTTTACAACGAATTTGCTGTAAGGGATTTCCTCACCCTCTGCCACTTTTCCACTCTGCAAAGTACCCTCTGCGTATTTGGACTTGAGTACAGCACCCGGCTGCTTTTTGATAGGTCTCATGATACCCAGAATATCACGTAAGTGCTGCCAGTTTCTTTCGAATCTGGTAACAAAGTCAATCTCACGTGCCGTGACATGAATATCATTAGTCATAATAAGATTTGTTTTTGCTGGCATAAAAAATCCTTTCTACCCATAATTGTTAAGGTATTGGGTTAGCGGCTATACCCTGATGTATAGTCGGTGTAAAAAAATCACTGGAATAACTGGATATTCTGAGCGATTGCAGCCTGTCTCTCGGACGGGTCTTTGATTGCTTCGATATCTTTTTTGGTCATACTTCCCGGTGTCTGCTGCTGTCCAACGTGAGTGGTAAATCTTGCCTGATTCTGCTGAGCCTGCTGCTGAGATTCATCCACAAAAGCGGATGCGTCAGACTGCTTCATCTGTTCGATCAGGTCGTTCAGTCCAAGGATTTTACCGTCTTTCAGTTTGAGACCCGCTTCTTTAATGTCTGCCATAACAGACTTCTTTGCCGCTTCACTGGAAAACTTAACATCATCGAGTGCTGCTTTGAGTGCGTCTGAGAAATCACGGTCATAGATTTTTGCATTGAATTCCTTCTCTGCGTCTTCGGCTTTCTTTTTCCATCCAGCAAGCTCTGTCTGGATATTTGCCGGGTCGATACCATCAAAACCTTTTAAGGTTTCCTCTGCTGTCTCAGCGCGTTCTTTCCAGTCATCGCGTTCACCCTCGACTTTTGACAGGGTTTTTGCTACTTCTTTCGCATTTTTGTAATGCTCAGAGAGTGCTTTCTTAACATCTGCCTGTTTATCCTCCGGGATTTCGATTCCAAATGATTTAAGTGTGTCAATAAGTTTCTGCATAACATCCTCCTGGTCGTGTTTATTGACCTGCCGCCGCAGGTAAATGGATTAAGCCAGTTAGACCACTGGCAAGGTAATCGGAAAGGCAGGAATCGAACCTGCGGCACATAGCTTGTAAGACCACTGCTCTACCACTGAGCTACATTCCATACCGCCTGTAACGGACAGCTAAAAAACTGAGTTGAGTTTCACCTTTTCGCTATAGCGTAAATCCACCTGAGGCATAGACCGCCTGTATACAAACAGCTTAACTCTAAGCGGATTAAAGCGGAACGCCCGGAATCGAACCGGAGATCAGAGCACGACTCTGTCAGTTTTCCACTAGCGTACATTCCACATAACCCGGATTCCCGGGTTAGCAAGGCGTTTAACGTGTCATGCCTGCCACGAGTTGTTTCGGATATTTATTTCTTTTTTTAAAAAGAAAAGTATGAATAACAAAAACCTTAATCAAGGAGGTGAACCATCTTGCGTGCCAGATGGCAAATACGCACGACAGGATTCGAACCTGTTTAACTTTCCATTAAAGCGTGCGCACCAGCTACAAAAAATTAAAGAAAGGAGGATTAAAACGAAAATGTCAAAACAACCGTTTTACTTGTGCTTCCTGCTGCACAATTACATTATAACAGATTTCTTTTAACTACCTCTCTACCACTTTTGCATTTTTAGAGCATATCACGGAGTTTTTCCACGTATCTCTTGACAAGATCACGTTCTTCCCGGCACTCTGCATCCTTAGACATATCGCTCATTTCTGTAGTAAGTTCGTCCAGATGTTCTTCCAGGGCGGCGAGCATCTTTCTTTTGCAGTCTTCAGACTTGCCGGAACGATAGCTCTGTTTCTGCGTCATATAGTCGTCATAAGCATCTCGTCCGTCAGAGCGGCTGTAATGTCCTCTAACATAATGCTCACCACGTCTGGCATAAGAACTGCCCCGGTCGTAATCTGGCATCATTCTGCCGTCATTTGAACTGTATCTCCCCATGCTGTCACGTTTTCTTCCACGTTCGCTGTAATCGTCATTGTATCCGCCACGCATCTCGTCAAGGACAGTGTTGTAATACTCTACTTTCTTATCCCAGTACTGCGTATTCTTGATATCTTTATACATATCAATCAGTTTGTATGTCATTTCCAGATTTCCAGTAGTCAGTCCATTATCAGCGATTTTGGACAGCTCGTCTTCGATTCTTGCACATAAATCCTTAATGTCTCTCATAATCACACCTCCTACGCTTCTCTGGTTACGACAATGTTTGCGTTCGCAACAGAAATTGCCTGATCGCTTGTGTTCTCTACCGCGATATTAACGCAACATCCGCGAGGTACATCAATATAGATACCAGAGGACACATTATTGTACTGGCCTACTGCTGCCGGTGTGGAGATCATCTGCGAAGATAATACCGGCTCACCAGAGATTGCAATAGCCAGAGAAATAGCTTCAACAGTACCGCCTGTTGGAATTGCGATATTGCCAGAAAAATCCACAAAGAATCTCGCTTTGCACTGGTTAGTAAGTCCTCTCAGCGTAATAATTCCACTTCCCTCTCTGTGCTGAATGCAGTTAGAACCTTTAACTGCTGTGTTTGAAAACACTACGTTTCCATTTGCTGCTACCGTCTGAGCAGCTACATTTGTAAATTCTGCCATAATTTTTACCCCTTTCATATCACAAAAGGACAGGTCTCAGCCTGCCCCTCTGTGTAATACGGCATAAGCCGACATCCGAATCAATCGAAAGATACTCTCGATATGAAGTTATCAGCAATTACATCCGGTGTTGCATCCGCATCCGTAATATGTGTTCGGATTAGGAACCTGATATGCCGGAATCGGTGCTGGATTAATCGCATTAATAAGCTGCTGTGTCTGAGAAGCCATCGCGGTTGTGAGCAGTGCGCTCTGGCGATCCTGAGAAGCGGCACGTCTGAGGTCATTGTTTTCAGCCTGCAAGTTAGAAATCTTTTCGTTGCAAAGATAATCAAGAATTGCTCTTGTTCCTGCATTCTGGCTGTCGATAATGTCTCTTGTGTTACTGTTCATTGTGTTCTGCAATGCGCAGGTATTCTGTGCCATGTTGTAATTTACGCCCTGGATAGCTTCCCTAGTTTCACAACAGCAGTTCGCAAGCTGTGCCTGTAAAGCATTGGTGCTCTGCATATTAGCTACAGTATCAGCATTGATTGCCTGCTGAATTCCAAAGCCAGTCTGCATGATGTTTGTGTTGATTCCATTGAATCCGGTAAGCATACCGTTGTTCATGGCATAAAATCCATCGCACAGGCCGCTATTGATTCCGTCAAGCTTGCTGATTACTGCGGAATTGTCAAATCCTCTCTGAATATCTGCCTGAGTAGCTGCTGTGGCTGTATATCCACCGCCGTTTCCATTATTGCCCCAGCCGTTGTTTCCCCATCCGAAGAAAGCAAAAATGAATAAAACAATAATCCACCAGCTACCATCTCCACCAAACATGCCGTCATTATTTCTGCCGTTTCCAGTAGCAGCAGCAATATCTGCTAAGCTATAATTTCCATCCATAATATAATCTCCTTTATTGTGTATTTACATCAATCTGGCCAGATTGTAATGTACTATTTCATTCCTTTCAGCATGTGTTGAAACTGTCCTGCCATCTGCTGAACTTGATTAAGCTGTTGCTGAGAAATCTTCCCAGACTGCAACATCTTCTCAACTTCTGCTTTCGGGTCTCCTTTAAAATTTTGCCTAAACTGTACAAACTGTTGTATCATCTGCATTGGCCCGTTCCCCTGCGGCATTCCACCACCAAGCGCGTTAAATAATGGATTACTCATCTGCATTTCCTCCCTTGATTGCTGATTCCTGCACGGTATTAGCCCTAACAGGTTCAGAAAAAGAATTTAATCGGTTTATGATAGCTTCGTATTTGCCCTTCAAATCGTCATATTCCTGTCTGGTGACATATTTACTGTCCATGTTCTGAACAGGCTGTTTAGGCGGCATATGAGTGCCTACCTCATGATACTCAAACGTCCGTAATGGCTGTGGCATGCCGGAAACATCTGTGGATTTTATAAAGAATTTTTCACTCTCACTGTCCATCAGTAAAACACTTGTCCCGGGTGCGACCAGATACGATTTTGCACCGACTTCGCCAGACACCCACAGGATGCCATTATTGTTCTGCTGCTGTTGCACTGGTTGAGCTGGCATCTGGACAGGCTGTTGCTGAAATTGATTCATTTGCCCCGGAACGCCAAAACTATACTGATAAGGATTGTTATATAATGCCATCTTATACACCGCCTTTCTGATTATATTTTTGCACAAAAAAAGAGCCGGAAACAGGTCGTTTCTGGCTCTAATTAGTGTCTAAAAAGTATCAACACACTTTGATTATTTTATTGTTTACTCGGCGACTTAATCGTTTCGCCGTTGATATGCTCACATTCATCTGTTCAGCGCAGTATTCGAGCGTATGTTCCTTACATCTCAGTCGGAACAATCTTTCTTCGTCCGGCGTGAAATTACACTCTAACAAGAATCTGTCTATATCTTTCTTTGTGAACACATATAATTTCATGAGCATACCCCTTACTAATGCTAACGCTGATTCTGTGCAAGATACTCCGTGAGCTTCTGCTTTGTTTTTTTTAACTCCTCGACATTATTCCCACTGATCTGGCTGTCCAACATGGTTGATAACACTTCCAGAATTAATGAATCTCGTTCTGCGATTCTCCGAAGACTTTCATAATCTCGTCTATCATGTTCTTCCAGTGTCTCTACTCGCTTATTAAGTCGAAACGCCGGTGTAATCCATTTAAAGATTACGGCTGCCGCCCCTCCGACAATGGACACCCCTCCGCAGATTGAAAGGAATATTTGTACAAATTCTGATATGCTCATTTAGCTACTCCTTTTCCCAGTAATATACCGGGATTTCATTACCGCTATCCCATGTATCGAAATATTTGCCCTCTTGTACTGTCACCACATGACCATCTATGCAGAGGATGTACGTACCTGTCGGATGATCTGTACAAAAGTCGTTGACTGTATAGATATATCGTTCTGACTGTTCAATCAGTTTACGTCTGTATCCATGCTTATAGAGATACGCTCCCCAGACATAATTTGCACTTGGCATATCTGACAGAGTACATGCCTGTATCATTAATCCGGCAAATACCGTTTCCCAGTCAAACCCGGTTGCTTTGCATATTGCCCGGACAGCACAATCTCCGACTCGATTTCCGGCAGGATTTGGATTATAATATTCCCATCTATCCATCAGTCAATCCCCTTTGCTGTTTTATATCTCTTTGCCGCTCCTCTGGCTTTTGCGGCATTCTGGCGATTCCACTTCGCAATCATGAGCCGGTCTTGCAGTTCTCTCAGATCATTCCGCTTGCAGTAATCTTTGTATGCAGCATTTTGTTTCTGCAAAAGGTATGACTTCCGGTCAAGGTCTTGCTGGAGCACGAACTTTGCTTTTTCATTCGGTGCATTGTCGACTCCTGCTTGCAGTCCAAGAACCTCTCTCTTTGTTTTGCGGATTCTTCGCTCATAAGTACGTTGCCGTTGTTCTTTTTCATACTGCTTTCCCTTGCCGGCTTTATCCTGTGCTGATAATTCTGCATAGGGATTCGGCATTCCTTCCGCCCAAACTGAAAAATGATGTCTGCAATTTACTCCGCATATTCCATCGGCTTCGCCATAATGACAATTTTCAATAAAATCTGGATATTGGCTTGCTTTTTGCCCCAACATTCTACGATATTCTGATGTATCTCGTTCCTGAAAAAACTCCGGCTTGATTTCTTTTAATTTTTCCCAGTCTATAGAGAATACCTGCCCTTGCCACACTTCATGGCTTGGGCGGCTTCCTATATGTGCCGATGTCAGCACTAAGCCATATCCCATTTCTTTCATTCTTGTCAGCTGAATATCAGCACACGCCTGAGCCACACCAGTTCTGACAGAACGTGCTACTGCTGTTTCAATCGTGTCTTTCCTGCCGGATGGATATGTGACGGTAACGCCATCACTCACAACGTTATTAACTGCCTCTTTGATGGCTTGCGTATACCCAACTGCCCCAGTCATCACATGGTTATATGCAAGGTCGCATTGCTCAATATAGAGCCTTTGAGCGGCACTTGCGGTTGTTCTTGTGAAGTTCTTCCATTCGCCCATAGTTGCAAGCATATTCCGTTCCATGAGCCTTATCATAGCCGGTGACTGTTCGAGTGGTACAGGGCTTAATCCTGCCACCTTATATACCTTATCATCATAGTTCATTGCAGTGATTCCGGCATCTTCAAACGCTTCAAGAAGTTCTCGCTGTTCACGCTTGGTGTACTTTGATAGTTCCGCCAGAATGTCCTCTAGCAGTTCACCAGATTCCTGTAACGTTCTGATTCTCCACGCATCAGCATTGGTTAGAATATAGTCCTCGCCTCTGCCGATTCTTGCCATCATTCTCGACACGATCTCAGAGATGATATACTGATGCAGTTCTTCTGCTATCTGTTCACTGCCCTCTGTTATCCGACGTAAATATTCTGGACTAAGTATAGCATATCACCTCTTTCGTCAAAAGTCGTGGTACATGTTTTGGATTTTACTACTTAACTAAAGCCCTCTTTATTTAATTAGTCTTTTATGACAAGTTTATAAAATTGCGCCATATTCAAAAACTCAACGTCTCCTCGATTCCTCATTTGCAATAAGGTATCAAGTCGTTCTTTGACAGTTTCCCAACTGTAATATAAATCGGGTTCAGATTCGCTACTAGGATTTTCACTTATTCCATGTGCAAACAATCCAAACGCACATCCTCCTACTGACGGAGAGACTGCATAATCAAACCAACCACTCATCGACTGTGTGGTAATTCCTATACCAGATAAAGCATCAGCAAACTTACAATTGCTATAAAGATTGGAAGCATATGTTTTCCAAATTTTGAATCCGTTATTTTTGATACATCTCAAAATTTTGGGATTGTAGTTATGTCCTCTTGCTCCGAATGATATTGGATTGTCACAATAATCAAGTTTTTTATCCATAACTTCATCCATGTTTTTTTGCATTGTCTGATAGTCTGGTGTTCCATCATTTATTGAGTAATTAACATCATTGTAATTTTCATTACCGTATAACCCAATGTCTAGTAGATTATCCTTATACGCCGATAAAAGTTTAGATTTTGTGTTCTCATTTACATTTTCTAAAGTGCCAGTAATCGTCCAAGGAATTTTATTATTGATAAGATAATCATAAAAACCACAAGTATCACTGGATTGCCATGCGGAATCATTATTTATAATAACGATCGGTTTTGAAAACTGGTCAACAATTAAAACATTTTTTATGCCAATAACAGCTGAAGTAGTCCTCGTTCCAGACACAGTTAATTTAATAGAATCAATATATCCATCCTGTATATTGATTTTTACAAACTGCCATGCACCCAATTCAAAATGCTTTTTCCCTATGTAGCTTTCATGAACTTTGACACCATTTTTGTATGTTTCAACATTTATGTTCTCAATAAGTTTTGTGCTATCATAAGGAACATAAATCCACATTCCTAAAGAAGTGCCATATGTGTTTTCAATTCCTAAAGTAATTGCCGCATTAGACGAACAAGAAAAATAATTGACATCATCAATACTAGAATGCGTACAATTTTCCTCTGAGATTGTATATAAGATTTTATCCCCAGAATATACTTCGTATTTTTCGTTGTCTTTAAAAATAGACGTTATTCCCTTTTCGTTCGTCCAGTATATTTTTTTCATTCCAGATATTTTTGGAATATGAACCCCGGCTTTTTCTACTTCAGTTTCGCCACAACTAAGAACTATATCGTTTTTATCGACTACAGCCCATGAATTTGAGCCAGTATCTTGTGACCGAACATTCGTGATATAATATCCAGATTCTTCTACATCAATTGAATACAGTGTACGATATGCATAATTAACAAACTCTATTTTATTTCCAACTGTTGCATTTATCACTTTATTACCGAGTCCATTATCGTAAATAACAGTTCTGGATTCTTTGTTGCTTCCGGTTGCAGAATTTGCCTGTGAAATTATTTTGTTGACACAATTATCGGTTAGAGCGTCAAACTGAATAGATTTTTCCGGGACTTTTAGTCCAGATGGTTCGTAAATATCTGGCATTTTATCATAGTCACCAATAACTACCATGAATTTTGAAATATCGAAATCTGCTGTGTCCGATAATATAGTGAATGCGATTTTATCACAACCATCTATATTATTCGTAAATGTCCATGTCCCATTATCGTTCTGTACAGGGGCAGTGTAGCCTTGGTAAATATTATTCTTATATAAATAAGCAATGAACAAACTCCAATTGAATTTTTGATTAACCGTTATTTTCCCATTATAAGGAAGTGCGATCGCAGGTACAGAGTAAGCCTTTTCATTATCGACAAAATCTTCTAATGTAGATACATTATATGTTGTTGCATAAGCCTTTCCTTTTATGCATTTAGAAACATCAAAGATATTGTTACTAAATATATTACTTATATCTTCCTTTAACGAACCAGTTTCCTCTTTCAGACCACCTATCTCTTTCTGAGTTTTGTTCCACTCATCTTCGAAAGATGTCGGATAGTTGAATACTGTATATCCGTCAAGCTGTTCGGAATTGATAGATATGTTTGTGGTTGGATAATATGTCGCAAGTGCTTTAAGCGTCTGTGCTTCTTCCTGTGTTAAGTCAATTTCTTGTGGTTCTGCTAACAACCATTCAGTTTTGTTTACAATAGATTGTGTATTATCTAACTTAGAAGAATCAACCATCCTTACTAACTCCCCACGTTCTACATCTACATAATCCGCAATATACTGCTGACCGCCAATGGTTACGTTCCCACCACTTGAGACTGGAATTGCATTTAATGTTATTGGCAATGTAACAGTTTGTTCAATGTATGGCTTAAACACAGTAGATGTTTCACCGATTAAGACTTGTGGCTTCCATGTTTCATCGAAATTAGTTCCTGCTAAAATTTTAATAAATAAATTAAACGGATACTGAGCATCTTCTTTTTTAATGATATAAGGAGTATTGATATTATTGTTTCTAATTGAAAAACCAATGGTAGTATTGTTGGTAAAACCCAAGTAAACAGTGTTTGGCTCTTCCATGTCATTTGTTTTATTTGGAGAAAATATAATTTTAGTTCCTTCTTTAAAAACTATGTTTCCTGTAAAATGAATGTTAACTTCAGTTTTAGCTGTTCCTTTTAATTTTACAACCCCGTTGCTTACAATAACGGTAACTCCATCTCTTTGATATTCACCGTCCATTATTTTTAAAATATTGCTTCCAAGCAGTTTTATTGTTGGATTCACAACGCTCTTAATCTCAACTGGATTATCAGTCGTTGGCGTTCCGTCCTGTGATGATTTCCCATATATCATCATATCTTGAATCTTTCCATTGTCAGAATCAGTGATATGAGCTTCACCCTGATTCGATGCATAGAACTTTGTAATTTTGTTGGACATATCTTCCTTTAGCGAAGCAACGTCCGTCTTGTTCTGCTCGATCTGCTGTGCCTGTTCTGTCGTGGCTCCGGGCTTGACTGGATTCTTTTCAAGGTACTCATTCACTGCATTCTTGATTTCTTCTGGCGAGATTTCGCCGCCTATTCCTTTTAAACATAATTCGTATAAATATTTCTCTTTTCTCGTGATTGGCTTCGGGAGTTCACCCTTGTAATCGCCCGTCAAGTACGCAAGATATTTTTCTTCCCTTGTTACTGGTTTATCTGCCATCTTTTTACTCCTCTCCAAATAGTGTTGGTTCGTCTGGCTGAGCTTCTTTGACCATTGCTCTGGCTTCTTCTTCGGTCATTCCTTCAAACTTCACGAAATACAGCCATGCCGGAACCTTGCCAGTAGTCACATATTGCCACCATCTTGCACGGTCGTTTTCTCTTACATAGAGAATGTCTCCAAAATCATAATTGACCTCGTATGCTCCGACTGGCGCAAGCCCGTACAGGTCAGCGTAAACGTTCAGTGCGTAGATCACTTCATCCAGACAGGATTCCAGTTTGTCTCGAACATCTTTGATGAACTGTACTGTCCTCTGTTGTTCTGCTTCTACTCCTGTAGCCGTCTGAATGCCGCTAGATTCGTTGAAAACAAAATATCCATTAGAGAATCCAATCTTGTACCCTAACTGGCTTAAAATGGCATTTATACCGTTTATACGGGTATCTGTGTTGAGCTGCGGATTGATTTCTTGATAGAACTCTTTTTCATCCTGTCCGAATACATTCTTGACAAAGTGCGGTAAGTTCATCTCATTGCGTCTGTTCTCCATGCCCTGTGGTGACATGGCTGCTACAGGTGTGCCATTTGGCATCAGCAGTCTATCATCTGCCAGAACAATCTTCTGCGAGTCAAAAATCTCTCCGGCATTGCGGCTGTATGCAATGTCGAGGTCTTTTAACTCCTCGATAGCTTCGGCAAAAATCGGCAATCCCAATGGTGCATTAATATCCACGTTATTCGCTTGCGGCGTCCGCAGTACTCCGTACAGAGGCCCGTCCAGCTTCTCTCCATTTGCCTTGAGAATCGGCGGCGTATCTGCCATAAGGTCAGCCCATTTGGTCTGTTTAAGGTCAATCTTATCGCCGATTGACTGAGGGGATTTTGACACATAGGCTCTATTAGAAACGTAGTACGGATAGGTCGTTACGCCGTCCACGGTAGTTTCAACAAATCTATGATATTCAAGCCGTGTATAGTATTTCCGTCCAACAGTATAAGAATCCTTGAATATGATTCCCTTAATTTCCTGATTATCATAGTCCACGATCATCACATCTGCCGGAGTAAATACGTCAATGCTTTCACCATTTGGCTTAATAAATACTGTTCCATAAGCACAGCCATATTCTACCCAGTGACGGATTTGAAAATATACCTTGTCGATCTGTTCCTGTAGCCACGTAGCCCTTGCAGAACCATCTATCTGAATGCCAATCGCCAGCGTTGCGAGCCGGGCTGTCTCTGAGCAGACAGATTTAGCGAAATTGATCGTCTTGATATTATTCTTATCATCTAGCCATTCCGGTGCGCCCCTGTAGATGTTCGCGCACCGGTTAATCAGTGATTCCATTTCTGGAAATTCTGCCGCTTGGATATTGAAATCCTCTTCAGCTTGTTTTTTGAAAATCATGTTAAACCACCTTTTTAGTGTTGTTATAAGTCCCATTATGCACTGTAACCTCTCCTGTTAAACAACGGCTCATAAGCATATCTAAGTGCCGAGATTGCATGATCATCTCCGTCAGGATAACCACTTATTACATTTCCCTCTTTGTCCCGATCGTACTCATATTCTGTGATTTCTTTATATGCGTTCGGTGTTCGCTTCGGGTCAATGACTATAGTCTTTGTCTGTAAGAATTTGAAACCATACTCGATACTTCCCGGTCCTTTGATTGCTCCTCTTGCAGGAAGTCCGGCATCCCGGAAGTCATTCACAGACTTAGGTTCCGCAGAATCACATATCATTGTGTAATCGTCATAGCCTTTTTTCTTGATCCAATCAGCAGTCTTAGAGTTGCTCCATTTATTTACATACAGCTCGTCAATCAGATATATCTTCTCTCTGGCAGAATCATAATAAGTTCGGAGATAGCAGAAGGCATCCGGGTACCATCCATAATCTACACCAGCGAAAATGCGGTCCATGTGGCTGATCTCTTCGTCTGTAATATCTCTGATTTCCAGATACTCAAATACGTTTCCACCGTCACCATTCGGGACACCTAGGTATTCATGTTCATAGGCTTCTGGATTGATTTCTTTCAGATGTGCTGCATCGTCAATAAACTTCTGTCCGAGCCACTCCGCCGGGGCTTCCAGATAACTCGAATGATGAATAACTCTTTTCGGGTTAGGTATCAGTTTAATCCTGTTTACCCAATTTGATTTTGATTTTGGCGGATTGTATGATGAAAAATCATAGGATTCATCACCACCACGAAGCACTGACTGATTAACAGAGCGTTCCTGAGCATCTCCCTTCATTTGATCTTTTTCTTCTTTCCAGAGGATTCCAATGTAGCCAAACTCCGGCTTAATGGATTTTAGCTTAGTTTCATCGTCCAGACCACGGAAGTATATTGTCTGTCCCGTCTTAATATACTTGATCTCAAGTGGTGACACCTTGCATTCAAATTCTTCCATCAATCCAAGTTCATTGATAGCCCACTTCATATTGGCATATACAGAATCTTTCAGAGTACCGGCCACCTGTCTTGTAATGCAGGCGTGCATCTGAGGATTATTTTTGATAAGTTCAACAATCTTAAAAGCTACGAACGAGGATTTTAGACCGCCTCGACCGCCCTCGAATACATATTCAATGTTGGGCTTAATCTGTCGGTTAATATCCACAAATGCCTTTCCGAGCACTCTGGCAGGAAGTTCATATTTGCTTTCGTCTGATTTTGATACAGCTACTAACTGCTCCCATTTGTCTACTGCCTGCATATTTCCTTTAATAGCTTTATCGTATACGGCAGCTACAATGCAGGCATTGTTGTTTGCATCCTCATCAGATATTCCCATCTTTGTGAGCTTCTTCTTTGCAGCAGCCGGGGCAGGATTTTCAGCTATCATTTTTGCTAATTCAGAAAGGGTCTTTTTTTGACGGCGTACTTCTCCCGACTTAATACCGCCTTTTTTTGTTATTTCTCGGAGTTCGCTCGGAGTTCGTTCAGAATTCGGTATTAAATTTTTCTCATTTGCCATCCTATCAACATCCAATCATATCCTTTCTGAATTAAAACACCCTAGCATAGTTATAGTTATATATACTATAATACCATACTAGGGCGTACATAGCTCTCTACCACTTTTATAAATTTTTAAGTTTTTTTTAAAGCCTGCCGATCAGTTTGGCCAGATGATAATATTCCGCCATGACCTTGCGTTTGTAGCCGTAAAAGTCATTCTCCGTTGCAGGAACCGTCCTGATCTTCTCCATTGTTCGATAACCAATACTGTTGACGATGCTATCATAGATTTGCGATTCAATGCCGGGTGCATATTTGATAGATACCTGTAACAGATTGTATTTATCGCTTTCACTAAGATTCCGCAAGTGACTTTGTAATGTCGGTATATCATCCGGCGGTACTCCGTAATCAATCAGTGTTGCCTTTCTTAACTTCATTTATTTCACCTTCTTCATTCAAGTTCCAGTCACATGGCATGCCTCGAAAACATTCTGGACAGTGCTCGTAGAATCCGCATCCTTTGCAATCTGCTGGCTGTCCAGTACAATATTGCTGTAATACGTGATATGCTGATATAGCAAGGTTTGGCGTTATGTCTGGTGTAGGTTTATTATTCATTTCTTCATCTCCTCCAACTTCTTCTCAGCTTCTTCGCGGGTGAGAAATAATGATTCACCGATTTTATCTATATCCGACAACTCAAATACGCACTTGTCGATTGTACATGGTGTCTTATTTGGAATACCTAAGATGTAATATACTTCTGCTCCAACCTTACACGGCAATCTCACAAGCAAGCCCTGTTCTTCTGCTTCTTTGTAAGATTTTAATTCTTCAAGCAACTCCGCAAGTTTTTCGTGCTGTTCTGCGCATTTCATACAATTAGCCTTCATATAATTTTCTACAGAATCATTTGAGTCAAATTTTTCTGCGTCATTATAATTCATATCTGCTACTTCTTTTGCGTGTTTAATAGCTTCATCAAGTGTTAATCTCTCCATCTCTTCCACCTCTTATCGCTTGCTTTTATCGCTCGTTTTCATCGCTTGTTTCTGCAATCTCTCTCAAACAGGCATTCCAACCAATCTTGAAAAGTGGCTCGAAATCTCCAAGTTTCCGGTCTTTCTCGTTATCGAATTTCTTTGGCAATGGCTTCAATGGACACCATTCAGGCCTTGATTTGCTTTCACAATCATAATGTTCTTCTGTCATCAGAATTACATCATAATCTAAACAATCAGCTAATTCACAATAACCCACATATTCAAGTCCACTGCAGTATGAAGTTCCGAACGGGCAATCATAGCAATTTTCTGGTGCGTCTATCACTAACGTTGACTTACTCATACGCTTCACTTCCTCTCAGCATCAGGCTCAAAGTATTGTACCCCGGGCAAGTCCTGACTCCGTTTCTGGTATCTCTTAACAGCACGTAGTACGGATATAATGCCATGACCTCATAGACGTGTTCTGTGACATCCTCGCCGCGCTGGTCGATGTATTTAAAACACTTTCCCGGTCTGAGAAAATATCTTGCACATACATATGCTTTTGTTCCGATTCTTATGCTTGCGCTGCTCATTTATGTTCCTCCTGTAATAATTCTTTATTTTCGAAAATGTTGCCAACTGGCATAGCGTATACCATGTCAATCCAATACCCTAAATCCTTTCTAAGGCATTTGTCGTCCGTCCAGTCTACATAGAATCCGATATGTTCTGCTTTTTGAGAATCAAAACAATTTTGATAACATCCATATTTGATTGGAGCATAGATTTCTCGGAAATGATATTTGATAATGTCATTTTCCCAAATTTTCTTCCCGTTCTTGTCGCAAAGCCCCGTGAACTGACAGAGGGTTTCAGGAACAATTTCCGCATATTCCCACACTTTATAACTATCAGCGTGGAAGATTAAATGTTCTTCGTTGCCTAAAAGGTCATATTTTTTCTGGTAATGTCCCTCTACCCATTTGCCATTATCAATCCGTTTCCCGCGGAAAAGAATCTCTCTCATTCAACTCCACCACCCTCTACTTGTCCTGATTCTTCTAGCCAGTTTTCAACGCATGGCAGGCAAATATAGCAACTGCACCAACCTTGTCCCCCTACTATTGCTTTTTGATTCAACATTCTTTCACCTTTAGGTATCTGTTTTTCGCATACGCAGCATAAATGAGAAGACCTTATTTTTACGACTTTTTCTATCAAATTGGATTCCGAACCATCCATGTCTCCTGCAAATATCTGACTATCAATATACATTTCTTCCGGATATTTCATTCAACCCTACCACCTTTTACAATTCCAATCGCAATAGCAAGCCCACTCGAAAATCCATCATAATAGCTCATGCTATATGTATCATCAGATTCATTCATTTTCTTATTTGCGATTTTTTTCTGCTTTACAAGTTCTTTTGAAATTTTGTCCACATCAAAAGCTGTTGGCTGTTCTTCTACTGCTTTCATGCAATTCTGGATCGCAAAATATACTTCCCTTGAAATTTTTCTGTCCTCAGCAGACTCTACATTGCTTGGAGATTCTTGCAGGGCATAATCGTTTAAATGTAATATCAACTTATCTGCATCAATCAGTCTCATATCACTCATACTTCCACCTCACTATCCGCTGGCATCTGGAACGTCATTCCTTTTCTGAGCATTTCTCCAAGTTCGCTTGCATGTGCTTTGTTTTCTTCCGTTTTTGGCTTCATACTTAATATTCTACATACTTCTGGAATTACATATTTTGTGTATTCCGAATCTCCATAGGCTTCCTGAATCATATCTAGTACTTTCATGGCTTTTGCTTTAGTGGAATATTCAGCCATATTGCAACAACTGCCTTGAGTTCCGATATGTATTGCTGTCGCTCCATTAATGTCTCGAATTGCAATATTGAAAGCATTATCGATGTTTGCTATTACTGTTTTATCCTGACTTCTGATTAACATTTTGTGTCCTCCTTGCCCGCATACATTTTTAACTGCTTCATCTTTTTAATAAACAGTTTCATTTCAGATCCTGTAAGACCAACACAAGTATTTCCAATCCCTTTATCATCTCCTAAATCTGGATCATATGACTGCAAAATATGTCCACCAGATTTTTTGTGTCCAATGAAGACTTTTTGTGTAAAATTATATTCCTTATCTTTTCTTTTATACACACACCCATACTTGTCTTCTTCTTCTTTTACAAATCCAATTTCCGCTAATTTCTCATCTACTGTTTTAAATAATTTCATTTCGTGCCCTCCTTGTTTACTCTTTTATTCCATATTTCAACAGCTTCCTTCCAATCCCATGTGTCTGTGCAAAATGTTAATCCGCATTCACAGTGAATGGCTATTGGATCCCCCCACTGTCAGGATCGTAAAAAGACGGTGCCCAGTCTCTTTCTGGAATGTATACATTTTTGTCCGTATCTATCTCTTTTCCGCAAAACGGACACGGTTTTAATTTATCCATTTCTCCTCCTTATTTTCTCATACAATTCAAAATATTCTTCCCATGTTTCTGGCAGTTTGATACAATCTGGCTCATAAGGTTGTGAATATACAGTATATCCGCACTTCGTACATTTGATTTGTGGCGGAAAGTCCATGCTCCATTCCATGTTTCCACCACATTTTCTGCAACGAATGTATCTTTCTACTTTCTTTGGCTTCATTTTGAAAAATGAAGTGTAATTATTATTTTTCATTTCCATCCTCACTTTCCCCATGTAAGTAACTGGCACGCTATTGTGCAGTCTTCCATGATTAATTTATCCAAATGCTACCTGTCCGTTATTCTCCGGGATTCTTTAACAATCCCTAACTCTTCTTTAATAGCGTCTACATAATCAATCCATTCTGCCAGACCGTCATTGATATAATCAGCAGCCCGGTCAAGTCCATTTCTAAATCTCTGACAGCGTTTCTCGCCAAAACCGAAATCATCATGCAGAACGGCGATTGACAATATTACAAATGAATCCGCTATAACCTCTTTTATCTTTTCTGACGCTTTATCAAGGTCTTTTACTGCCAGAGAGGTATGTATCCCGGTCGCACCCCGGAACTTGCATTCCTGTTCGAGGGCTTCAATCCCGCCCTGTTTGACAATTCGTCTGGCAAGGTCAAGCCCGTCCTCCCTGCCTCGCTCATATTCACGCATTTTATTCATTGTGTTAGACCTCCACTCTTTTTTTAGTTTTCCCATCCAACAGTCCTCCTTATTTTCTGAGTCAGAATGTCAAACTGTAAGAATAATTCCCTATCCTTACATTTCCTTGCTTTTATGTCACAGTCATAATCATTTATCTGATATTTCCCTTCTAACAGATCGCCATTATCCAGATATCTTTGAAAGACTCCTTTAGAAATCCCGAACCGTTCCAAAATCTCTATTCTGCTCATACTGTCGACGAATGTACCATCTGCTGTAACAATGTCATAAAGTTTCATTTTATCTCCTTGTTTATCTTTCTTATTCCGTACCCAACTGGAGTATATGCCCTGTCGGTACTGGGGTGGTTTGTTCTGAGTAAACCATCATCAATCAACTGATTGATATGTTTCCAGACCGTAGCTCTCCCGGCATCTACCTTTTCAGAAATCTCCGTAATCGACGGTGCATATCCAACCAGTTTGATATAACTGACGATATACATATAAATTTCTTTCCTGAGAGCCTGTCCCTGTTCGTATCTATTCTTTGTGTTGTACATTCTTTCTCACTTCCCTCTGTTTAGAATCTAATAGCTTATTAAAAGCAACTAGACAATTCTTAATAAACTGTTTATCATTATTATCAGGGCACATTTCCGCATACTCTCTAAGTTCTATCAGACGATCAGTGGCCTGCTTGGAATATTCATCTGTAAGTTCGGCTAAATAGAAATCTTTTATAGTTTTCCAGAATTCAGTCATAAATTTTTGAATATACGGAATATCCTTTGCTTCTACTTTTATTTTTATCATCTCCTTTGAATATTGTATACAATATACTGTATACGCTCTATTTAATTT